CAACTTGTTTAGATAGAATGGATACAAAGCCGCACACAATTTGTGAGCGACGAACAGCAATTACTGTTTGAACTTAACTGTTTACAGAGAAGTTCAGCCAGAAAAAGATTTCGAAAGGATATTTTTGAAGCTTGGGAACACCGATGTGCTTATTGTGATCGTAAAGATCCTTCTACGTTAGATCACGTAATACCGAGAGCAAAGGGGGGACCAACTACTAGAAATAATTTGGTAGCAGCCTGCGCTGACTGCAATCTGCAAAAATCAGATAGCGACTATTTTACTTGGTGGAGGTCACAAGAATTCTGGTGCGAAGAAAGAGAATTAAAAGTCTTACAATGGATTTACGAGGATCCTATAAAAACAGAAGCGGCGAAAGCCTATGAAGACCTCCGCCGCTTAAATATTTTGAAACCGGCAGATTAATTACTGCTTAGCAAAGCGAGTCACAATGCCAGCAAGAATTTCGACAACGCGGTAGTATTTCGCAACCGCATTGTTATCTTTTTGCGTGGGCGTAAGGTTTACGATCAGTAACGCCACCGCGTGAATGGCGAGAAGAATCTCAACGAGACTCTTTGCGTGTTGAATAATGTTGTCCATGACGGAGATGTGCCGTTTTTTTAATTCTACTAGCTCCGTTTAAACGTGCTTCGTATCTCGATAGCTCCACCCAACAATTCTTGTGCTTGCGATCCGTCGGGTTTGTGTTCTATAAATTCAAATTTAGCTGGTTCCTCTTTATCCCACATGGCTTTTATTTTATCTATTTCAAAATCAACCTCTTTCAAAGTTTTTTGAACTTTCCAAAGTACCCAATCTGGTTTGCAGTAAGTTAAAACAGCAGACACTATTTTATTATTTTTAAATAATTTATAATCTTCTCTTAAGATTAAAAGTGATTCGTATATATAGGCATTCCAAATATTGAATTTAGTGTCACTCATGGCTCTTGGATAAAATAAGTTGATCGAGTTTGTTATTAATATTTTTTAACCAGCCGCGAATGTCGTCTAGCTGACTATCTAAATCAGCTTTCAACACGTATTTTAAGGGCATATCAGCCAGAGTTTTTTCTGTAGCTTCGATTTTCCGTTTTACGGATTCAAATCGAACGTCAATTGTTTTTTGCTTTCTGTCGTGGCTCCAAGTTAAAAATCCAACTAAGCCCATCGCTATTGCGACAATGGTCTCGCTGCCCATCAATAAAATTCACTCTATAAGAATTTTAATTGATTGTCGTCTTTGAATTCGTTATGGCTTGGTTTAGAATTTTTATATCGAGTGAGCTTAAACCGTGTCGCAATTCACGAAAAACAAGGAATTAGACAACGTGTTATCTAGCGGGGTTTCGACAACCCAGTATCGCGCATACTCTACTGCTTTCGATCAGCGCCGTTCTTTGAATGCCAGCGGCGTTGTTGTTGTTAATACCACTGCGCGTACTTACGCTGCCGATGGCGCATACGGAATTTCTGATTATTACCCTTTAACTGTTAACGCTACAGGTCTTCTGCAGGTTAATATTCGTGATCAAAACAGCTGCGGGGATGTCATTATTCTGGACTCTACCGGAGCTGAAGTTATGACTGCTTCGCCTTCGAAGTTCAGCAGCCGCGACAATTCTGTTACCACGCAGCGAATTGGTTCTTCAGGCACTTACTACACTTACATTCAGTTAAAGGGTCGTAGTGGTGCTGAATATCGCATCGGCATCGACGTTATCGAAGCTTGAGATGTATCTATCTGAAGAAGGTCTGAAGCTCTTAAAGAGCTTCGAAGGGTGCCGCTTGACCGCGTATCGAGACGCCGTGGGCGTTTTGACGATAGGTTACGGCAGCACAGGACCTCATGTTACTGAGGGACTTAAGATTACTCAAACAGAGGCTGAGAGACTTTTACGTAATGATGTTTCGCACTTTGAAAGAGGTGTTAGGGAATCAGTAAAAGTATCTATTAATCAGAATGAATTTGATGCTCTGGTTTGTTTTTCTTTTAATGTCGGCTTAAACGCTTTTCGTAATTCAACTTTATTAAACGTTCTTAATAAGAATGCCGATCGCACCGTTGTCGCATCTGAGTTTAGTCGTTGGACTAAGGCTGATGGAAAAGTGTTGGAAGGCTTAATTAAACGACGTGAGGCGGAAAAACAGCTATTTTTACGGAAAATCCTGAACCCCGTGCTTTCCGCATCAATCGTCGCTCAACAAGACACTTGGTTAAAACGTGAACCTCTAGATTCTTCTGAGCTTCAACCAGAACAAAAAGTATTTGTTCCTAAAGGTAGTGCTCACTTATGGGACAAAGTGGAACTTGTTCCGGGTGAGACGCATTATAAAATTTATCTACAGGCCGATACTGAGAAACCCTGGTGGTTCTTCCCCAGACATTTCAAGATTATTAATGACCCTAAACCTAAAGAGCCTGCTCCTATTAAATTAAACAAGATACATCTTCCCGTTGTGTATTATTCCCAACGGGATAATAAAAAAGATCCCATGCGCACTTGTTTTTCAAGTTCATGCGCGATGTTGTTGAAATATCTGAAACCAAATTCAATATCTTCTGATGATGATTATATAAAAACCGTATTTTCGTTTGGGGACACTGTCGATCCTGCGGTTCAAATAAAAGCATTACGGCATTACGGCGTGGAAGCCCAGTTCCGCCAGGACGGTATTTGGAACGACATCGATAGTTTGCTTGTTAAAGAAATTCCTGTTCCTATTGGATTTCTACACAAAGGAACCGCAGCTAAGCCCACGGGGACTGGTCATTGGTTAACTGTTATTGGACGTACTGCGGATCTAGCTAAGTATATTGTTAACGACCCTTTTGGGGAGTTGGATTTAGTTGGAGGATCTTATATAAATACAAAGGGGGCAAACCTGACTTACAGTAAAAAAAATCTCGGCCCACGGTGGATGGTCGATGGCCCGCAAGATGGGTGGTACATTAAAACGCTTTCCTTTTAAGTCATGACTTCCGAGGATCTTACTGATAACGTTCTTGTTGACTGGGATTTACGTGAGCAAGAAGCTCGCACTAAGTTTTTGGATTACTTATATGATTTTTTTGGTTGCACAGACGGCCTGTACACCGGATTGTGGAGTATTTATAAAGAGGGTATTGCCTTGGCTTTCAGAGATGAAATTTTACACGGCAATATTGAATTAAAGGAATATAAATCATGAGCGACAGAAATTACAAAGAAGAGTATGAATCCTATCACAGTACAGACGAACAGAAAAAACGTCGTGCTGCCAGGAACAAAGCTCGTAGGCGTTTAGAAGCCGAAGGTCGTGCGCAAAAACATGACGGGAAAGATGTTGATCATAAAAATGGAAATCCGTTAGATAACAGCTCAGATAATCTTAGAATTAGATCTAGAAGTGCCAACAGAGGCGACAAGTAGTGGCTATCGTTCCCCGTTCAGACATCACCGGAAAAGCCCCTGAAGCGCGGGCGGGACTAACGTTGCCCCCTGGTCTGATCGGGTACAACGTCGAACCCCAGCTCGGTCTCCGTCGCGTTACTCAGCTCGATAACACCAATCGCGTGGCAACGCAGATTGCCGTTGATCGCGGAACTTATAGCCGCCCTCCCATTCCGCCAGTTGAGTATGGCGAGGGAAACATCAAAAAATCCACTCAGTTAACTGGTGCTCCCGGTTACAACCAACGTAATATTCCCCTCCCTGAGAGCCCGGACGACATGTCTCAGGCTCAATACATGGCTTCTCTTATCGAAGCGAATCCCGCAAACCGGATGAATCTTCGGCGCGAAACCGGTCCAGCTCAACAAAATTTTGTAAGAACTCCACTCGCTACGTCTGATTATCCTTTGTTGACGCATAACATGATGAATAACTTACTAGCTTTATCCAAACAAAAATTGGGTAAGATTAAATGAGGGACACAGATTTTCCTATTCGGTTAGCTGGTCAGCGGTTGGGTCTCGAAGCCATCCGTTTGCCTTCTTTAACTCCATCTGAAGTCACGGCTAGACTTCGGTATCAGCAAACCTTTCCTCGTACCTGATCATGCGATTCGCAGGCCCACAGATCTATATGGATCCGTCTCAAATGAAGCCGACCTCCGGCAGGTTTGCAGGCGCTGTGGCGAAACAGAATCCCGGCCTTGTCGAGAGGATTACGGATGCTATCGTTCCGGGTAAGAAAGCCCAGAACACCAGTGCCGCATCTTAAAGAACTTCATAAGGTCAAGCTCGATTGGATTACGGATAATCCGGAGCGTGTTCTGGCTAAGCACGCCCGCGTGTCGACGAAGAATCCTGAGCGAGAAGAATATATAAAACTTTTAACACATTGCATTCGCGAGGGGCACGTTAGTGTCTTCGAGCAAGTGTGCGCTTCATTTGAAATTTATACCTCGCGGAGTATCTCTCCGCAGATTCTTCGTCATCGTTCTTTCTCGTTTCAGGAAGCTAGTCAGCGATACTGCAACCCTTTAGATGTTTTAGCTGAGTTGTCCGGTATAGCTCCGGAATTTGAACTCCGAGCTCAGGATTCTAAAAATCGGCAGAACAGTATTGAATACGAAAACGAACTGATCGAAGAAGAGTTTCGCGACCGTATTCGCCACGCGTATGCGTTGTGCTCCGAGCTTTACACCGATATGGTTCAGTCAGGTGTGGCCAGGGAGTGTGCTCGAAATATTCTCCCGCTATGTGTCCCTACTCGTCTTCATATGCAAGGTACATTGCGGAGCTGGTTGTTCTTTGTGGGTGTCCGCTCCGCACCAGGCACACAGAAGGAACATAAGCACATTTCGAACCAGATTGGGCAGCGTCTGCAAGCCCTTCTTCCTTCTGTAATCGAAGCTGTAATTGAGGCGTCAAAAAATGATGCCAGCCTCGGGTTAAGAGGCTGGCAATTCATCGACTCGATGTGACACCTGTACGATCCCCTTCATGGGGGGATCTTTCCTGGCGCATTCCTAACTATAGCAGATTTTTCCAGGGATCGATATCTGTTGAAGGTGTTTGTTGAACAACCTGAGGCTCTGGTGTGTATGCAGGCATTTGCTGCTTAGCCATAGCCTGGGCCTGCATTTGTGCCTGAATCATCATTATTTGCTGTTTCAGAGCCTGATTCTCAGCCAGAACAGGTTGGGTCCTAGATTCAACCCACGCTTGCGAATTTTTCGTAAGCGTATCTAACACGTTTTCGGTGTGCGGGAAGGCATATGCGACGGTGTTGTTTACGCTTAACTTCTGTCCGTTTTGTGATTCTGCAAGCGCATCAAGGAACACAGTCGCCGTGGGCAGATCAATGTCAGCAAAGAAACTAATTTCCTCGGGAACGATCACCCCTTTGTTGCGCTCGTAAAAGCTTTTGAAAGCTGTAGCTACACGAATAGCTTCTTCTCGTTTACGTGCTTTTTTATCTTCTTCGGAACGAATACACAGTGTTCCGAACGTAGCGCCACCGATTGCTGCTACAGCACTTGCAATTGAATTGGTTGCGATCGCAGCCGTGCTGACCACCGCGACTCCCGCCGCAGCTACCAGCGAATTTTTTAAGAGGTCATTCATCTGATTGTGGTTTTTGAGGGTCGTGTTCCGTGAAGGCGGATTGCCAGATGTCTGGGTTTGCGGCCCAGTCTATTGGAGAGGGTAGCCTATTTTTTCCTATTGAAGCTCGATCCGTCGTGGGATCGAAAGGTTTGAGTCGCAGTCCTGTGACGATTGCTTTTCCGTTGATGTATTTCGGCGTGATGCCTGGGATTTTTACAACGTTGGTTACGGTTTCTTTAAGGCGGTCAACGAAACGCGGTTTTGCGCTGTGCTTATATCCGTTTGATTTGCAGTAGTTAACGTACGATGCGTACAGTTCTGAGTAGGCGTTCTTAACGTAGAAGCCTTTTTCAGATTCATCAACCGTTGGTCGGAACGCACCGCCACCTAGCACTCCGTAGCTGTTTGGAGCGTACAGTGTGCAGTCAGCCAACCAAGCGCAGATAGGGTTGTTGAACACCAGCGCATCGAGGTTGGATTCATTTAGATCACTGCAATACTTGACGGGGTTTGCTAATACATCCCGCATCTCTGCAAAATCCATCTGTAGGAGCCACGTGGCAATGCCCGACAACTCTTCCGCAAACTCGCCTTCAATGTGATCGTTAAACACGCTGATTAGGTTTCGCCTGTTTGAGGGGTTAACAACCTTATCCATAACTATCGTTAGCCTTCTTCGCTCCAGACCGCTACTGATATCACTGGAGCTGATGTGTTCGTTACTCGCGATTGACACCAGAAGTTCTGGTTTAAAGTTTATAACTTGCGTACCGTACTTACGCTCAGCACGTAGGGTATCGCTGGAGGATGTAAGTTTTTTAAGGGTGTCCAGTCGCTTACTGAACGACGCTTCGTCAGTCAGCAGCAGGAGTCGTTTGCCGATCAGACTATGACACTCGAATCGATTGGTTTCAATCGTTTCAAGATCGCTTGTATGTGTGCCTGTGTACCCCGCTAGCGCAATCAGGATCTGCTGCAGTGTTGACTTACCTGATCCACCTGGACCAATAAGATGCAAAAAGCGTTCACCAGTTGTATATCCAGTAAGGACAGCACGACAAAAAGCCCGAATAAGTATGACTTTATCTTTACCAACTGCCCATTCGAGCCAGTTCAAAAATTTAGGGCACTTGCTTGAAAGGTCGTAATCAAACTGAAGCTTGGTTTGAAAGTACAGTTCGCGCTTGTTTCCTGGGTCAAACTGCAGCGTCTTTGCGTCCAGCACACCGTTTTTAAATGGGATAAGACCACGAGAGGCTTGCCAGATAGATGCCCTACCCCCACGCGCTGAGCGTAACAGCTTCGCTTTCAGGATCTGAAAGACCGAGTTGACTGTGGCCGAGCTGTACTTAGGAAGAACTCCAGCCTTTACAAATGTATCAAGGGTTTTTACAACGCGCCTTTTAATGTGATGTTCGTCGTTTATAAACCACACGCCTTCGTCTTCATCATATGTGAAGAATTCGTCCAGACTAGAATCGAATAAAAAATCGTCTCCATAATTATTTACAATAATATCTGCAATATCGTTTTCACTAAATTGCTTATTATTAGTCTGCAGCTGTATTAGCTGGCTCGGTGTGTTTGGGGTTTGATTTGGCATTTGATTTTGTATCGACGGTGTATCTAACTCAAACGATGAATCGTCAAAAGTTAAGATTGAATTTTTTGGTTTTGGTTTGTTGTTTTTAAGTTGTTGCCTGACGCTTTCAGGGCAGACGTTTTCAAAAACTTGTCGGTTGTTTGCTTTTACTTTTTTCCAAGCTGCTAATTCTTTTTCGTCTGAACTCAAAACAATTGCAGGCTCAAGCGTATCAGCAGATGTAATACTATTTAAAATTCTAGAAAACTTACCATCCAGTTCGGAGCTGTACTCGTAAATAGCATAGAACACCCGGTTCGCTACGTCAAGGGGTGCCGTGCTTACGGGAACGTTGTTTTGTCGAACCCAGTTCGCCCACCCGATAATCTCTTTGAAGGCCATAGCCATCGTCGAAGATCTATCATCAACCGCATCGCCGTCGAGGATGCCTTGAACAGATCGACTCAGCAGCTTCGTTAGCGGAATGCCCTCGGGATCAATGTCGAGTTCCAGCGCTTTCTGCGGGTCACTCAACGAGTCTTCAGATTTTGGAAGCGCTACGAACGCCAAAAAACCTTCATCAATTTTGTTTGCGGGTATAAATTTATCTGTTACACATATGATGTCACCCTTATTTTTACATCCATAAAACAAATTTGGAACCTGCGTGGCTCTTATGTCAGCTCCAGGTATTTGCTGCGCAATTTGCCTTGTAAACCATTGGTAGAACTGTGTATCAATAATCGGTTTTTCTAAACCGAATACCAACCTGAATCGCGGCCACTCCGTTGTGTGACTCGGCGAATAGTAAGCAAGACTTAAATACTTTTTACAAATTTCTAAATCGTTAATATCCGTTACATTTAATTCCTGCTTTTGTATTTTGCTACCGTCGGCATCTTTCCCATCTGCTTGATTATCTACATCGATGATAATTAAACCAGCCTGAATACATCCTGTCTCGTTTTTTGTTCGTTTACCGTTAACTAAATGCCACGCGCATAAACCTTCTCCACAAGATACAAAATCTTCAACATCGTAAATAGTTCCCTCCCATGCTTCCCAGTTATCATTAAACGCCGCGTAGTTACCGCCGGTTTTTAATTTACCTATACGAGGATCAATATATTTTTTTACTTCTTCGTTGTGACTAAAGAAATAGTTCATGGCTCACTGTCGTCTGGCCATTCTGGCACGGGCGGAACCCAGGCGCAGCCTAGGAAAAACTTAAATTCTGGCTTGTTTTTTGTAAGTTCTTCAGGCGTTTTCGTAAAATTGTCGTAGAACTTGTAACCACATTTCCATGTGTTTTTCGAGCTCTTTTCGACTGAAAGAAAACACCTGCACACTGTATTCAGGCAGCGGCGTGGACACAATAATCCTTGTTTTGTCTACGTGAACGTCAAGACATTTCTCTGCCGCTAAAGAGTATGCCGCCATCTGCAGCATTGTTTTCTTTGCTTTAAATACACCAGAGATTAAAGCCTTCCGTACGTTCTCAGGAATACCTGAATTCGCTTTGGGAAATTTTAAAGAATACGGTGACGTGCTTGTTTTAAAGTCCGCTAAAACTATTTCGTTGTTTTCATCTTTATAAATTAAATCTGGACACCCTGCATAACCCTGTTCTGTTTTATCGTCGTAGTAGTGTAGGCGCCCGACACCATCATCACCTACATACTTGTGCCATTGCGGTTGATTGAACGGCGATTCGCTCCACAGAACTTTGCCGTTCTTGAGGAGATCGTCGAGAGTTTCGGGTACGTCTTTCCAATACGGTAAATAGTCTGAAGGCGGTTCGACTCGCAAACCGCGAATGTGATTTTCAGTAGCTGAGTGAATCCAAGTCCCCCTGCTTGCTGCTTTTTCCAAAGCACCGGGGTTCGAAAGGTTCCACGCGGCAAGTTTTTTACGTGTTTCTTCAGTCTGCGTAGACGACAGAATAGTAGTCACCGAAGGCAACGGTTTAGGAACACCGTTGCAGTTGTAATAACGTTTGCCGTCAATACTTAAGCGGGTTTGGGACACTGGAGTTGTGTCATTTACCCGCATATTACATTACTTTTTTAAGAATAACTTAAAAAGACAACGAGTAATTTACTGTACCGCTGTCATCATCGTCATCATCTTCGTCGTCTTCACAATCCTCTTCATCGTCTTCCTCCTCTTCGTCTTCATCGGAGTCTAGGTAAAACTCAGATACCTGATATTGAAAATCTTTTTGATTGCTGTTCAGTTCTTGGGAGAGGCAAAGGCTTGCGCAAAAACTTTCCCTAACAATGTCTGCGCACTCTTCGGGAGTCCTGATTTCTCCGTCTGGGCTGATGCACTCTTCAAGGAGCTGGTTAGAAAGCAGTAAGGCAGCGATTTTATCAAGCTTGGCATTGGTGGCTGCCAGTTGTTCCACGATTTGCTTTTGGAACTCTTCGAGTCGCCGAACATTGGGTGAAGTCATAAATCTGGGAGAGAGGGAAGAGGATCGACTTGATCCCAATTGATTCCGTAGGTTATTTGGGTTCCATCATGCCAGCGTTCTGGCTTCTGGAACACAAACCAACAAGCGGTTACGGAGTCTCGGCTGGAGCCGATGGCCCTAAATTTAGGCCGTGGGGACAGAACGATCATATTTGAAAGCTTATTTTTTAGTAAGAAGTCTCTCCGCTTGGCCGCCGGTTCAATGAAGGACAGTCTATCCAACACGGCAATCCCGCATTTAGCTATTTCTAATCCGTACTCAAGTATGTAATCGTTTTCTGGGTCCGAACCCAGCGTTGACGCCACCACCCAGTCATGACCTTTGTCTCGCTCTCCCACCCACCAAATAGGGTTGGTTAAATTTTGTTTATCTGTGTTTGTCGTTACTTGATAATTGTGCCCTTTTAATTGATCCGAGAGTACATTTAATGGGTCGTATGGGACAAATATTTTTCCCTGCAGATAGGAATGTTTTATTAAGGTGTGGGTTACACCCTTTGGGATGCTGTAAAACGTAGACATCTGCAGTGATCTTAAAACCAGTCCAGCTTAGCCGCTTTTGGCTCGTTTAGTTCACGATCTTAACACCAGTCACACAAAGGATTTAGAGTATGCTGAACCTCCAATGGCAGACACAGGAACAAGAATTTTTACATCAGCGAGTGATGATGGATGCACGAAAGCTCAGCAAGGAAGATCTGTTAAAAATCTTTGAGGACACACATAAGCAATACCTGTTGCGTAGCCATTTGTTTGCTCGATTAGCCGCGTGGTGCGCAGGAAATAAGATTATTCTTCCGAGCTTTGAGGAGTTATTAAAACCCAAAGAGGTAAATCATCCTGAAGAAAATAAGTAAACCCCAAACGTTCTATATATTTAGAAATTGCTTCACGCTTTTTAGATGTCGGTATAGACACAAATGCTGAGCCTGCTGGAAATTTTATATGTGTATCTTTAAACATCCGATAGAGGGCAGCTAAGCCACGCTGATTCCGCCCCGTGGGGATCTGATTTGCTTTTCTGGCACGTTTATTTTTTCTCTTTTTGTACCAGTCGGATTGTGCTCGGCGAGACTTGTTGATATTTATTCCCACGTGCCAAAGATTTTCTCCGATCCGTTCGTAAAATAACGCGACCCATAGGTTTCCAACACGTTGTCTGATTGTAATAATTTTTTTGTGCATAAAAAAGCGGGGTTCGCACCCCGCAGTTTAACGCTATCTCAAAGGATTAAAAGTCAATCCCTAAGGCTTTTGCTTGCTCCTCAGTAAGTTCGACAGCTTTTTTAGAAGCTGCTTGTTCTTGTTTGGGAGCGGCAGCCGGAGGCAGAGCTTTTTCCTCGTTGGCTGAGGCAAGTTGCCTTTCACCACTAGAAGGATGGGACTCTGCAAATGCCGCTTTGATTGCGGTGTGATCCGCACCTAAAGGAAGTTCGACCAAGGTGGACCCAGGTATATGGGACTTAAGAGCAGCAGCGATCATGTTTCCGCCATCTGCGTTAAGCCATGTGTTTACGTCTTCGATCAGCGCCTTCTCTTTGTCGTCAGCAGGCGGACGATCAGAGAATTCAAGAGCGTTGAAATTAATCTTGGCTCCGTCAGCTCCGGTCATTGGATCCTTCTCGTTAAACGAGCGAGTCACAAACTTCGAAGATGTAACAACAGACGCACAGTTAATGCGGTTGTTATAAAGGGTTTGGAAATAAGAGATAAAGTTCTTCTGACTCGATTTGCCAGAAATCATCGAAGTCGTTACACACCGAGGTGGAAGCAACCTGTGGCTAGGAGATACACCGATGTAAGCAATACGGATAAATTCTTCCTGATTCCTCATTCCGAGATTACCGAAATAAGGAGTAAAGCCAATCAAGATAAACTCAATCGGTATACCGTTGTCGTTCTTATCTACGATTGCTGAGTCAGGGTCAACATCGGATTTCCAACGACGAGCTTGAAGATCAATACGAAGAGTGTGCGGAGGAAGATTACAGAGAATTTCGTCTTCCGAAAAATTACCAGCGATAAATACCATGGTTAGTTAGTCCGAATCAGAGGGAGAAATCGATAGAACCGAGAGCAGCAGCAGCTACTGTTCCTTTTTCTGGATCAGCAGCTTTTTTAGGAGTTGTTTTAGAAGATTTAGGAAGGTACATAATTTTATCAACGTTATAGTTTAAATACAACTTCTCGTCTTTCTCGCTTGTTGAAACTTTACCAACGGCAATTGTCGGTGTTCCGGGGGCGAGTTCTGAAAGTTGTTTTGAAAGCTCAGCCCAGGCTGTGACTTTTGCCCACGAGGTTTCGCCGTTGTCATTTGGCCATGCCAGCGAGCGGTTTGTCACCGTCGTGTCATTAAGCTCAACTTCATCGGCTTTGGGTCCAAGTCCCCCGGTGATCATGAAAAGATTGACGGCCAGCAGATCGTCAAAGTTTTCGTTTGTCACAACCAAAATCGGTTGCATTTGGAGAACACCATCGATGGTTGGCCGCGTGGGACCAATAGCCAGGACTGTTTGATTTTCTTTAAGTTCTTTAATAAGTTTGCCTACGTAATGAGTTTTTTGTTGAAGTAATTGAACTTTTGTAGGAACTCGTTTATCGCTTGCTGGTAGTGATTCAGCAAGGACATTTAAGATTCCTTCATTCTCATCAGCCTCTGCTGTGATTCGCAGACCCAGAAGAAAGACGTTCATTTTTTAGTTTTCTGTAAATTGTTGAACGATGGACGTTTAGGGCCTCGGCTATCTGGTTTACACCAGTTCCTTGGCTCCGATAGGCTAATAGCAATCGTGTGTCTCCGCAAGTAAGTTTTGAATTATTGCTCTGGTGATATTCAAAATGATATGGATTTATACAATTTGTGTTTTTACATTTACATTTAGTAATTATTTTATCTTTAGGTATGTTTAAATACTTAAGAATGACATCTTTAATATAGAATCGTTTGCTAAATGCGTAAACACAGGGACATCCATTTGTAAATTTATTGGTCCAGGGGTAACACTTATCGTGTTTGAAAGTGTTGTAAGCTAAATCTTTAAATAATTCTGAGAGAGCTGTACTTTTAGAAATTTCATACATTAAGTCGAATTTATCCGCGTCAAATGCTCTGAGAATGTCAGAAGCTTGCGCCTGCGCGTGGTTTGAGTCTAAAGCACACACATCAATATTAAATTGTGCGTTGTTTTTAGAGATAATTAACGTGTATTTGTTTGAATTCAACGGTTCTTGGCCTTATATTCTGCGCTGCTAAAGAGGTCTTGTTTGAGGGATTCTAATTCTTCCTGAGTAAACCCACCTTCCGCTCGTGGATCCTGACGGGTATATGTTTCTATTCCGGAAGGATCAGCTTCGCGCCCTAAAACTTCGCGATAAAGAGTATTGAGTTGCTGTACCCTACGCTCGGGCGACTGTTCAATTTCTTTGCGAATATCTTCAATATTCATTGAAGACTCGTTATAAGTCTTTAAACCGCCAACATCTGCTTGTCTTCCTAAAACATTTTTATAGATGTCTTGAATTGCAGATTCTCTAGGAGAACTCGGAGGAGCCTCAGGTGCTTTCTGTTGCTCCTTACCTTGGTTCTTGGCCTTATATTCTGCGCTGCTAAAAAGGTCTTGTTTGAGGGATTCTAATTCTTCCTGAGTAAACCCACCTTCCGCTCGTGGATCCTGACGGGTATATGTTTCTATTCCGGAAGGATCAGCTTCGCGCCCTAAAACTTCGCGATAAAGAGTATTGAGTTGCTGTACCCTACGCTCGGGAGACTGTTCAATTTCTTTGCGGATACCTTCGATACCCATTAAAGACTCGTTATAAGTCTTTAAACCGCCAACATCTGCTTGTCTTCCTAAAACATTTTTATAGATGTCTTGAATTGCAGATTCTCTAGGAGAATTTGACGGTTGATTCCCTGTTGTCGCGGTGCCCCGCGGAGTCATAGCTGACTCAACGCGAACATTACCTCTCATAATTTGCTCATACAAACCTTCTTCGTTTCCTTTGACGTTTTGATCACGAAATAACTGAGGGTTACTCTGAGCCCACTCCTTAATTTCTTGCGGTGTAACTCCTCGTTCAATGTTGCGCCAGTAATCTTCCCCACCGAAATAAATAGAACTCTGACCAAATTCAGTCGAGGGAATACGTTTTTCCCGCGTTGATCCAGGTTGTTGCACACTTGTGCTAATAGGAGCAGCTGAACCCGCTACTGCAGCTTCTCTCTGTCTAAGCGTTAACTCTGGTGTTACGGAAACGTTTGAACGACCTAATCTACCGCCACGCTGCGTTTTAGCACCAAACACTAATTTGAGCTCTGGAAAATATTGACTTAAAACGGACTGTGTTTCTTCAGCACTGTCCTCCGCCTCTAAGTTCGGCAAACTAAAACCAAAATTTTGTCCGGCTAAATTTACCCTGACTCTTCGATCAGCCACAAACTTAAAACACGTCTAACTCGATTATAAACGCGTTTATGCTTTGTCGTTCCTTTCAAAAAATCTTCTCAATGAGTGTCCCCGTTTAACCACCATATCCAAAGTTTTTAAATTTAAGATTGCTTCCTCATATGTTCTATATGTCTTTGCTAGGTCTTTATCATTTACGTAAGTTACTACAGTTTGATCAGAGAGCATAGTGCTTACAAACTCTCCTTTTGGACTTACAATAATCCAAACCTCCCTAAATTTTAAACCGGTCTGCGAGGCCATCTCGGCTTCGGTGTAGAGTCGAGAGTTCCTTAGCAGTTTAAACGTATTTGTAGTTACGAAAGTATTTTTTTCGTTTTTAATGAGCGTTTTGATTTTGTGTTGTCGTTTTAGAGACCTGGCGTGGTTACTGGCACGTAGCGGAGAATCAAACTCCTCTTTGAGAACATAAAGAAAATTTTCACCCGTAATAACACCGAAGTATTTGTCTCCGTTCCTAACGGTAAAGATCTCTTTTTCTGGGGATTTAGGAAGTTCTAGAAGGAAATCGGACATTACTTTGCTGCCCATGAGTCGCCTACATTAGCATCCGCAACCGAGGGAACGGTCTTCAAAACTTTTTGTGCTGCTTCAACCATAATTTTTTCCAACAAATTTTTATATTCCTCTGCCTTGTGCTCCACTACTTCTAAAACTATTTCGTCGTGTACACACGCCACCATGTACGCTTCGTCATTTAGATACTGATTAAGTTCTGCGATTGCGATTTTTAGTATGTCTGCTCCTGACCCTTGTATGAGCGTGTTGGCGCTGCACATCATTGTGGCATCGTCGTAGCTCAGAAGTCTTCTGCGGCCACAGGCTGTCCGAGTAAAAGCCCAGCCGTCAGCGACCAGAGCAGCTCGTTCCTGGTGCCACTCTCGCAGCCGTGGGTAAGCCGAGTGGAAGGCTGCGTGCGCCACTTTGGCTTCAGATAGTGAGATTATCTTCCCGCTTTGGGCTGCATATGTTTTGTATTTTCTAAAACCCATACCGTACTGAAGCGCGAAGTTCAGAGTTTTACCGTCTTGTCGTTCCTCCTTCGTAACGTCTTTGATATCTTTTTTGTAAATCAAACTGGCTGTCAAAATGTGCAAATCTATGTTCTCGTTAAACGCTTTTTTCATCTGAGGGATATTAATCAATTCGGCTCCTAGTCTTAGCTCTATTTGCGCCCAGTCGCAGATGACCAGTTTGAATCCTTTCGTAGCTGTAAATATCTCTCTGAAATCTTTTGACCGGGGTATCTGTTGAATGTTTACCCCGAAAACCGTCTTGGTCTTTGTTTTCGCGACTTTAGGGGATCCGCTACTCGTAAATCTTCCAGAGTTAGCTCCGAACTGATTGTATCCAGAATGTATTCTGTGTGTAACAGGATTAACGTTGTCTATCAGTTTGTCTACGTGTTCTAAACGCGTTTCTATTTTTGCTCGTTCCCTATAAAGGTTAAGAGTTGGATCTTGGCTGTCAAACTCAGATAACGCAATTTGATTTAATGTAAATTTACCTGTGTCTGCATTCACGGGGAGTTCGATTCCTGCTTCAGTAAACGCAGAAATGACTTGTGCGGTAGAACCAGGGTTAAATTCTTTACCCGCTTTTTTACCAATGAGAACCAAACCATCCTCTCCTCGCGGCAGTCTTTTTTCTCCCGGTAAACGTTTATCCAAGCTCTCTACGAACTCAGTGTTAACTGCGTTTAAATCTTCTGTTATTTTACTTTTTAATGCTTTTAATTTTGTAACATCAACATTAAATCCTCTGTAGCACATTTTTGCTACTGGGCGAATACACTTTGACTCCAAAGTGTAAATGTCTAAAAGGTTTTCCTCTTTGATTTCCTTCAACTGTTCCGCAGCAATTGCGGGAAGAATGTCAACGTCTTTGGACGCGTATTCAATTTGCTCAAGAGTTAATTCAGGTTGACTCCAATCAGTAAGTCGTTGTTCTTTATCTATCTCAACTCCCAGTCGCCTTTCTGCCACCGCTTTTAACGAACACGAGATGTCAGCAAAGTAGGGTTTGTTCTTTTGAGGAGATACTTTTTTCTCTTTAAATCCTGCTCGTAACACACGTTCGGCAATGTATGTATCGAACACTTTGTTTCGATAATCGATATCTAATAAGTACAAAAACTGTAAATCGAAATTGGCGTTGTGTAAAACCAATAATTCTCTAGATTCGATTAGGTGTTTAAGTTCTTTAGATACATTTAATTTAAATAAATCAAAGACGTAAACTGTTCGATCTTCAACGGTAGGGTCTGCTTCGCAGACTTGAAGCAAGCGTATTTTTGCAATTCCAGCTTGAAGCCCCGTGGTTTCAGTATCAAGGCAGAGCTTTAGTTTCGGCTGGAGTTGACAAATAGCCTGCTGTGCTTCCTGATCGTTTGTCAGATAAACAGTTTTCATGGAGAAAAAAAGCTCCCCGACAGGCGAGGAGCTGATGATAGTGGTTTTGAACTGGTCAGCGAGCCATGCAGAAGTTCATGACATAATCATTAATGTCTGCCCAAAGTTTAACAAGCTCCTCACCTCGCTCCGTAGCTTTAACTTTATAAAAGACACGTTGCATTTGATTGATGCTGGATCCCGTTGCTATATTAGAACCGTAAGAAATCCCGTTTTTTTGCTGCACCAACCCGTGTTTACGACACCAGATCAAACCTTCACGTAAACCGATGTACAACGGCGAAACATGGAACGTGAGCTTGCGCTCAATTGACGGTCGCAGCTCTACCGGCTCATACAAACCGTTGTATCGGTTTAGCTCAAACCCTTTGTAATTTAGAGACAAAGGGTTGAAGGAGTGGTTATTTACGAAATCGCAAGCGATTTCTTTAAGGGTTTTCCACTCTCCCTTGCTGGTTGCTTGAAGCAACATGGCAGCGCCTGTCGCCCAGTTTGATTGATGCGAATTTAACTTCTCAATAAGGTCTTCAACCTTTACTGAATCGTTAGTCTTCTCAAAGTTTTTGGTTACTTTTGAGGTAATTTTTTTAGGGGATTTTGCAGCCATCGTGGGAGCCTTACGGGTATTCATTGCGATCTTCCACGCAATGTCCACCAAGCCCTTGTTATTGTTTTTAACAGCCATCTCAAACAACTTTTGGCTGTCCGTGAAGCTGCCTACAATAAATTCGCTGAGATCGACTTTGATAGGCTTTGAGCTACCTCCCAGGCTAGGTTCCATCAAAGCTAGAACCTCGTTGCGATCGAGAGGCAGGTCTTGCAAAAGGAATTGGATAGTCATGTCAATAAGGGATGACGTGTGAACAATACTAACGTGTGAAAGGGTTGTCTAGGGTCTGGTCTAAATTTAATGTTTATTTAAGTTTTAGAGTTCTGTAGAGTTTGAAGCTCTTCGTGAGTGGCGTCTATCCAGCCGTTTATATCTCTAGCAATTTCTGAGCTTATATATTCTTTGTCCACTAAATCTAAAATACAAATTTGTTCTAATGCTGTAAAACACTCCATACCGTACAGATGTTTTGTGTAATCTACAATTGATATTTGGTTCTCTTTCCAAAATGCGTTCTCATAATTGGAATAAATTAAGTTGAACTTGTTATTTGCACCGTCACATTTTATTAAAGTGTTTCGATAAAACACTGACTGATTTTTGGAATTAAAGAAGAGACAAGTTAGTAACCAACGGCAAAGTTTGTCAAACTCCAACACGGATCCACCATACTCTTTTACTAAGTCCTCTATTTCAGTCGACATAAATGGAGCTCCATTTTGGGGATCCGTTTACTACACCATTGCAAATAAATAGTTCCTGTCTATCTAAACAATACCAAAAGTCTCCTACTTGAGCGCTTTTTGGCATAGTGGATTTGGTTACAGAAAACGCTTCTGCGACCTTATTGACTTTTTCTTTATAGTAGTTACTTACTTGTTCAATTTCATCTAAAATGTTTTCTAGTTTTTTAGTGTCGTTCATCGAACGCATTTTAAAAGGGCATCGACCGTTTCATTCTGATTGCGAGTATCAACCGTAAATACCTCGTCGCTAAAAGATTTACAGACAGAGGGCATTGAATCTCCAATGCAAATGGTGGACCATTGAGTACCTGTGTTGTTTTTAAATTCCTCCAACCTTTTTAGTAGTTTAGGGTTTACGTCTGAATGTCCGTCCGTAATCATGAGAATGTCAGCACGATCATCCAGCTCGGCATCGTTGAGCACGTGGGAAATAACGCAATTAAATGCCGTGCCTCCGCCAGATACTCTGCGTCCCACTAAATCAAGTAATTCACTGTTGTTTTTCCTGACGGAATCCAGTACGGTTTCACTTTTAATAACAGTATCAAACAAATAAATATGTACACTTCGCTTTTGTTTCAACGCTTTTTCCGCCACAACAAACATAACGGCTTTACTCCACAGCTCCGATTCTCCCATCATTGAACCTGACACATCGACATACATAACCACAGGGCCTTTCGCTAAATCCCTAGCCGTGGCAGTGTAGTCCTTGATAAACAAAGTCTTTTGTGAGTATTTAAGAGCGAAAAGAGCTTTGCCCTCTGGTGTATTCGCTAGTGCAATCTCGCTAGGAAAAGCTTTTGTTAAATCGTTTCCGTAACGAGCTCCAGTAATTGATTCATATGATGCTGTGATTTTTTTCTGTCTCTTCCTCAACACCCAAGCACGTTTCAAAGCACCTAACTTTTTAGCGATTTCTCTCAAGTGCTTACTTTGTTCCAGTTTTTTAGCTAAAGATTTCTTCTCGTTTAAATCTGTTGTTTCTGAAAGCGAGCCTTCGTTATCTCCATACATATTGCTCATGTTCTCAGACATCTCGTCATTGCTTTTTACTGCACCGTCAACAACGTTATCTACTTGTGCCTGTACTAACTGTTGAGCCTTTTGAATTTCTTCTGTTAGCTTTTGATTTAATTCTTTTCCATCCTGCCTAGCCTTTGCAGCCGTGGCCTTATCTCCAGCTTTAATCGCGTCTTTAAATCTTTGCCTGAGCTTTTCTAATTCTTCACCACTTTGAGTTAACAATTCGATGTCAACTGATTGAGATTCAATAAGCCGTTCAATGTATTCAGACAGCTCGTTGAGAATATTGATTGCGTTATTACCTGCGTTGAATTGAGAACCATAACTTCTTTTCAGAATTTCTCCCCATGCTGCAGCTTGGCTGAGCTCAGACATAATCGCCCACCAGAACCCATTTTCAGGTTTATATCCGTCGGGCAGATCCGCTTTTTCTCCGTTACATACTTTCCTGTAGTAAGTTTCGTAATCTTCTTCAGACACTAACCACTTAACATTGTCTGCGTTATACAAGCGTTCAAATAGTTCTTTCCCGAAACGTGAGAGCTGTTTAATGTTGTATTTCTCAATAAGATATTTTACTGATGGACGAGCTTCGCGAACAAAATCATCCCAGAGAAAATCAGCAAGAGCTGAGCACGCCAGAGTAAGAGGTGCGTTGTCTACAAGGTGAATCAGTTCAGTTTTAGTTTCGAGAGAGAAGTTCATGATGTTGTCAGATCGTTGATTGCTTTAGCTAGTGTTTCGCAGTGAGTTTGAAGTTGTCGTGTAAGTTTGACTCCGTTCGACCGAACGGTTACTGACATTTTAAATTTGTTTCCGTCCAAAACCTCGTTCACTTTTTCGTGAACTGTAGACATATCTTTGTGAAACTTACGAAGCTGTATAACCATGTCGTTCAGATCGCCCAAACCCCTGGCTTGATGTCTAGAGTGCACAGCACTATATTCAGCCATGATTCCTGTTGCCGCTCTCCGCGCATCATTCAATACACGTTCAGCCGTGGGAATCTCCTGCTCCAACACTGCTTTGATGACATCTTTGTCCTCCTCAGATTGATACACAATGTGAATCACTGAGTTGTGCATGTGTTCTGGGCTTAGCTCATCATCCCCTTGTACAATCGCCCAAGCTTTAAGGAACTTAAGAATTTGTACGCGTCGACGATCTGAGATGCTGATGCTTCGTTGTTCAAGCATCTCCCACACGCTACTAAATTTTGAAAGAAAATCTTCTGAGATATTTATGTTTGCTGCAGCTGTCTGAAGAGCGTCTAGCTCATCCAAAGTTAGAAAGCAAGCTACCTCCGGTCTATCTTGGATACCAGCTGCCCACTGATCAAGCAGAGCTTTTGAAGCAGGCTTACGCAGTTTGCGAACCGTAGGTCGAAACAGAAATCTATCGGCAAATGCCTGCAAAGATTCTTCATCTGCCCATGTATTCGTAGCAGCGATGATGGATTGAATCGGAGTTTTAATGTTCTGTTTTCCGTTGTTAAACGTTCGCTCGTTAAGCAGAGTCAGCAACGAATTCAGAATTGCGGATGATCCGCGAAAGAGTTCATCTAAGAATGCGATGTGAGCGGAGGGCAGGTAACCATCAACATCTCTGGTGTATTCATCCTGCAGCAATTTTGTTACTGCTACAGGACCAAACACCTCGGATGGGTCCGTTGTGGGCGTAAGAAGATAACCAAAGTAGTTAGCCCCTTCAATCCCGGAACACAATGTCCGAACAAGATCTGATTTACCTGTTCCTGGTTCTCCCAGAAGGAATGCGTTTTGTTTGCTTAACAAGGTAGCCAGCAAACCGTCAACGATTTCTTCACGTTCAAGAGCTGAGTTGTTGAGAGCGGATCGAAAATTTTGCAGCTTAATAAAGAGAGTTTCGTTCATTGCTTTGAAATTGGAGAGAGCCGTGGAAAATCAATAAATGAAGCTTTTACTGTGCATTCTGTAGTTAGTACACCACTAACTGCACTCAGTTTCTCAACTGCGACATCGTAGTCTACAAATACAGCAGCTTTATAAATGTCGTTTGTATATTCTTCAATGTCATAAAGAAAACCTTTATGTGATTGAATTACATAAATTGATTTTTTCATCAGAAGTCCGTTTCAAGGTCGTCAGTTGGTGCGTCTGTTTCTTTAACGTCGTTGATCAGTTGATCAATATTTTCGGAAGCATCTTCAATAAGTTCTTTACGTTGAGCGATGAGTTTCTTAAGCTGCTTCGAACGTTGCTCGTAGATGTCAACCTCTAGGTTTACATCGCGCATAAGCAAGTTAAGTGCGTTGGAATTTTCTGCTGTTTTAATCTTCTCGCAGAGAATTTTGTAGGAAGTAGAAAGCGCGAGTGATTGCTTGAGCTTCTCCAAACCTTGAGAGGAATCACGTGAAGAACAGAGCTCAGTCAATTCTTGTCGAATCTCATCCTGCGTGGAGATCAGATCTGCGGAAGCTTCATTACGGACATTGAAATCTTTAGCCTGAAGCTTGTTACCGATGTCTAGAAGTTTTTCAACGAGCTGAGTAAGAACTTCAAAGCCAGGAACAGAGTTACTGATGAGCTGTAATCGTTCAGCAGTAATCTGCCAGGACCCACGTTTTTTAGGTGAACCTGTCTGCTGCTTACCAATCTTGCTAACATGTCGGGCATCAAGATCGTCAAGAAGTTGTGCGCCGAGATTAAGTGCGCGATCTGCTGCGTTTTGTTTGGCTGCCTGAAGAACTTGTTGTGTGTTGACGCTGTTCTCATAAGCGATAAGAGCATCTACATCTTCTTCGATAGGCTTACTTACCTTTTCCAGAGTTACAGGCAGCGGACCAAGAACGCTTACTCGAATTGGTTTCTTGTATTCTTCTTTAGTCGGGAAGAATCTCATGTACGCTTCAAACGCCATTTTGTATTCCACATCATCAATAAACAGAGGACGCAGAATGCTCTCGGTTGTCTTTTGCCAACGTTCGAATTCATCTTCCCAAACCTCCTTCATTCGAAGGTTTGCTTCTCCAGCTTCTGTTCGGATCTCTTTAATTAGTTTGTTAGCGTCATAAAAATAACTGCTAGTGACAAAATGAGAATCGCCGTAATGAATGCAATAGCCGTCATAAAGTTCACGCTGACGGATGCGAAGTTGATCCAGTTCTTTCTTGAGAGCATTTGAAAGGTTGGGGCGAATGCTCACCGTGTTTGCTTCTTCAAGAGTGTCAATAACACTTTTAGGAAGTTTCAGATCATCAAATTTGATCTGAACACTCTGCCTAACATCAGCAGAAATGGAGCAGGAAAGAAGGTAGTGAGAAATCATAGCAGTAAAAATAAAATGAAGTACAGGAGCGGTGTGTGACCGCATGAGAATCCTACACGATCTGTAGAATCTTATGCGTTTTATACTGTTTTGAAGATCTTATCTGTAACAGTCTTTACAATCAACGCTTAAGGCGCGTGAAGGCAAGCGAAACTTTATCGGTCAGTTCGTCGCAATCGCCACTAGCCACGAGCTGTTCAGCCGTGTGCTTGAGCTGTAGCTTTGCAACCTTAAGTTCTGCTTCCAGTTTCTCAACCCGAGCAGCAAGTTTCTCAAGTTTGGAATGAGGCGTGGGGACCCTGGTGATACGAACGACGATGTTCGTATTGAACTGGTTGTACTTAAAACGGCTATCAGAACCTTGAAAGCAGCTTAGATCCATACCCTCTGACTCTGCGAGTTTAAAGTCACGCAGGAGGTTATCTTTAGCTGCTTCGAACGTAACGCCAAAGGAAGCGTTCAGTTCGGTTTGAGCGGTGTCGCATTCATCGTAAGCCTCAGCAGCTGTGGCGCCAAGACCTACCAAGTCGGTTGTGCGGATCATGGTTTTGAAGTGGATGTGATGTAGGAGTACCCCAGACGGGGTGAAAGCACCTCGTTAAGGGTCGGTGCCACCCATGGTCTGTATCGTACTGAAAATTGGTGCATCCGTCAACCCCTTAGCGGCGGGGGTAGACAGTCACATAGTTATTTGGAAGACAAGGATTTGCTTCTAAGAACTCTATTTTCGCTTTTTCCAGCGATTCTGCTTGAATCCTGCTATCGAATCTCCATCCGATCTTGGGCTTTTTCACGAAAACGTCGAATTCGTGCTGTGTCTTGGTTTTTGAAGGGTGCATTGAAACAGTGCAACGTCAAAAGTTTATCAGATGAGGTTAAACTTATCGTCATTGTTACTTATTTGTAACGAGCACACTATTTGACATGACGCGATAGCTCGTCCGAAAATACAATACATAATTACTTTCCTCTAATTTCTGCTTTTACTTAACGTAAATTTCGTTTTTCGTCGCCATTATGTATCTCAGTGAACAACAGTAGAAACTATACGTTGCTACAGTATAAATAGATACAAAGTTAAAATTATGAAAAAACCATTCCTCATTTCCTGGGCTTCACTCAAGCTCTCTATCATCAATTCTCAAAAAGCTAGTAAGGCAGCTCTGATTCGAGAGTTGAAAGAGAAAAAAGGCGCTATCGCTTAAACTTCTGTGCTGTTCTTGCGTATAATGTTCAGCGTGTGCTTAGGGTTAATTGGTTTGCGTACACAAATGTATTGATCTGGAACTGTACCTTTTAGGGTCTCTAGTCTGTGCGTCTTCTCTGGGCAGCTATCTTTAACCAGGCTGTTCATTTGTGCTTGAATCAAGCAAAAAACGAGCCACATAAAAAATGCCAAACTAAAACCAATGAGGTGTCCCTTGTTGAAACCAAAAGCGGAGAGTTTGATCATGTTTAATCTTCAGTAACGGACCAGCAAAGATCGTCGAAGTTTGCAATTTTATCTAAAGATTCTCCGTAAAACACAATTCCCCTGGCGTCCACACTACGTATTTCAAACTTGTTGAACTTGAGGTTAACCAACATACGTTTTACTTCGTCTACATCTTCCAGCATTATGTTGTAGGCTTCCTCCATGTCCCCACGATCTAACGCTTTATCTATGTTGTCAAAATCAAAAAGCTGGTGAGCTTGAGAAAAAGATAATGTAAAGCCCTGCATTTCAGGCTTTATCTCAATTTCATCAGAGTGATTCATTGTTCTCCAAAGGATAAAAACGAATTAGGTGTTTTGGTAGTGAATAACGTGTGAGAGCAAAGGCATACGCACCGCTCGTGGAGTTAAAAGAGTTTCGTTCAATGTGAGCGTTACTTTCTTCCACACAAAGTAAATACTTTTGAGGTTTTAGTTCAATAAGTTCAGCCGTCTTGATAAAAGTTGTAGGTTTCATCAGCAAGTGAAGGAGTAAAAATAATTGAAGACAACGGATACTTAAAAGTATTCGCTATCTGCAAACATAGATCCTCGGGATCTTTAGCATCCCATTCTTTATTGCGCACCTCATCACAGATGTGAGAGTGCACAACAGATACTTCTTGTTCCGTTAAATCAATAGGTTCGATGTCGAATGAAACTGATACTACTTTGTACTTCATTAGTGTGTACTTCAGTTGTAACGTGCAGGTTCGTCTGCAACAAACTCAGAATCATTCCATTCCACAATGTGACCAAGTTCTTCAACTGTGCAGTTAGTCGTTGTGAGCAATTTGTAAGCTGCATTTGCTTCTGCTTCAGTTGGACATGTGATGTAACCGGAATCAGTGACGGAGAAATAGATACGAAACTCAGCCATGATGCAACATAAAAAGGTTGGCGCTTAATCATACCCAGTATGCGGGGGAATGGCTAGAAGCTGAAATAAACTTAAGTTTCGATTACCTCACGAGGAACAAGGCTGATGTACGCAAGATCTATGTTGTCTCTTGTTATGAAACAACATTTAGGGTTACTTCCTTTAACAATAAAATGCTCCTTTAGTTTGTATGCACTGCTAAATGTGAAAGCTGTGCAGTTAAGCCTATTGTTCACCCAAACGGCATAACCTGAACGCTTGTTCATCCGTCACACAGTATAAAGTTTGTTGGGTACAAGACCATCTTATTTA